CAATATATACATTTGGATTGGCGGCAATTAAACCTCCGCCACCATGACTATTGGGATTACCGTCTACGGCAGTTAAGAGATTATTAGTATATACGTTGGGATTGGCCGCATTTGTGCTGGCTCCACAACTTCTATCGTCTGTATCTCTATGAACTGCTGCCATTAATTAACTACCGCTAAACCTGATGTACTCTGTGTATATGTACTGGCGGCATCCTTTTCCGTCTTTACTATACATATAATACTATTTAGCTTGATTTTGTACTTAGCATCAGGGCCAACAGTAAACATAAAGGGAGCAAGTCCCATTGTAGAGTCTTTACCTGCTACTAACATTAGAGGCTTTCTAATCTCTACTAGTGCATCTGTTTCTGATTGTAGTGTGGCTACCATTTCTTCGCCACTTGATAGTTTGATGCTGACGATATCGCCAACTTTGTATGGTGCTTCTATTAACATTTTATGATCCGTATCCTGTTCCGTTAAAATTACTGTTTTCCATGTATGCAACTAAGTCGTCATAACCACCAATCACCTTACCACTAATAATAATTTGTGGTACTGTTCTGGCTTGTGGTGCTACTTCTAATAGTTGCTCTCTTGTGACGTCTACGCCAATTTTCTTTTCCACATATTGTATACTCATCTGCTCAAGTAGACGTTTAGCTCTGATACAATAGGCGCAATTCTCTTTACTATAAACCTCAATGTTTTGATACATTGCCGACTCCTGTTTATAAACTTAGTCCTGCAAAAGTTTCTGTATCAACATCTTGTTTTACACCTCCGATAACGTAGCTGGAGATTTCTGTTTCCTGTGGTGCGACTTGTACTTCTGCTCCTGATATCCACTTCTGTGTCCAGGGTAATGGGTTCGCTTGTGTAGTTGTATATGGACACTTAATTCCTAGTGCTGTCATTCTCTTACAAGCAATCCATTCAATATAATTGTGTAATAGTTCTGCATTTAGGCCAATCATACTACCATCTTTAAACAGATAATCAGCCCATTCTTTTTCTTGCTCTACTGCATCTACGAACATTTGCTGAACTTCATCAGCACATTCAACGGCAATCTTTGCAAAATCTGGATCCTCTTTTGTGAGGCATTTAGTTATTAAGTACTGTGTTGAACCTAGATGTACGTTCTCATCACGGGCAATAAACTTAATAATCTTAGCATTGCCTTCCATCTTCTTAAGTTCAGCAAACGCCCAACTACATGCAAACGATACATAGAAGCGAATACCTTCCAGCACATTAACACTATTAACACATAACCAGATCTTCTTCTTTAGTTCGTACAGATCAATGTCAATAGTCTTACCGTTTACTTTGTGTTTGCCTTCGCCCAACAATCTATAGTACATACTCATTGTGATTAGATCATCATAGTACTTGGAAATGTCTCCAGCACAATCAACAATCTCTTGTGAATCCATTAGCTCATCAAAGATTTTACTTGGGTCACTAAAGATATTACGGATAATATGTGTGTAACTTCTACTGTGAATTGTCTCTGAAAATGTCCATGTAATGATCCAATTTTCTAGTTCAGGCAAAGAAACAATAGGACTGAATGCCTCGTTTGGTGCTCTGCCTTGTACACTATCAAGTAAGATCTGTCTTTTTAGATTACTTGTAAAGATGTGTTGCTCATGTTCAGTAAGAGCCTTAAAGTCTTTGGAATCTTTACTTACATCAACCTCTTCAGGTCTCCAAAAGAAACCCAGTTGTTTATCAGTTAACTTATCAAACTGCTTGTACTTCATTGTGTCGTAACGTTGCATACCTAGACTTTCATCTAGAAATGCATTGGCCTCTGTGTGGCTCTTCTTATTGTCTATATTTAAAACAGTCATCTTATCCCTTATCCCCTAAATTACACAACTTTCGCAGTATTCATCATCTGCATCGCCGACTTCCAATGGTACTTCATCTTTAAACTCTATTTCACCCTGACCATCATAAGTATTGAAATAGTATAGTTGTTTGCCACCATATTTGTAGAACATCACAAGGTGTTGTAATAGTACACTCATAGGTATCTTTTCGTCTGGATAGTGTTCAGGGTTGTAACTTGTGTTTACACTAATACCCTGATCAATATATTTTTGTAATACTGCCATAATCTTTAAGTAACCTTCAGGTGACTTCTGATCCCATAGCAAGTCGTATTTATTTTTAAGGCGTGGATATCCAGGAACAACTTGTTTAAGTATTCCATCTTTACTCTGCTTTACACTCACAAACGCTCTAGGAGGTTCAATGCCGTTAGTACTGTTACTGATTTGTGCAGATGTTTCGCTAGGCATTAGTGCCATTAGAGTACTATTACGAATACCAGTTTCTTTTAACTGTTTACGCAATCCTTTCCAATCCTGCCGTTCTTTATGTGGTACTAGTGTATCCACGTCTTTCTTATAAGTTTGGTTAGGTGTAATACCTTGTCCATACTTTGTTTCCATGTTACCACTGATACTACCTTTTTCTACTGCCAAGTCTGCACTTGCTTTAATTAAGTAATAACTCCATGCCTCTGACCATTCATCTACTAGTTCTAGATTTGGATCCTGATAGTTAGTATCGTTCTTTGCTAACCAATAAGCAAAGTTAATAATTCCAATACCCAATGGACGTCTTTTCATTGTACTTAATTCTGCCGCTAGTACTGGATACTTCTGATAATCTAAAAGAGCATCAAGTCCACGAACTGCTAGAGTAGCCGGCTTTTCAAAGTCTGCTGGAGTTTTAATATTCCCCCAATTGATTGCACTTAGAGTACATAGGCTAATCTCGCCTTCTTCATCCATAATATGTTTTAGTGGCTTAGTAGGTAAATTAATCTCACAACATAGATTAGACTGGTGAATAGGTGCTACTGTTTCATCAAATGCACTATGAGTATTTGCATGATCTACATTCATTAAATAAATGCGTCCTGTGTTCTTACGTTCTTCCATAAACATACCAAACAAAGCACTAGCTGGCATTGTCTTTTTACGGATTTTTGTATTACGTTCTGCTATCTCATATAGACGCTTGAATTCATCCTGATCATTAAAAAACGCATCGTTAAGTCCTGGTACATCACTAGGAGAAAACAGGGTTATGTCTTTATTTGTTAGCAGTCTTTCATACATAAGTTTATTAAACTGTACGCCATAATCCATATGTCTAACACGATTGTCTTCTGTACCCTTGTTGTTCTTTAGTACTAGTAAGTCTTCCACTTCCAAATGCCAGATAGGATAGTACAGAGTCGCCGCTCCACCACGTACACCGCCTTGGCTACATGACTTAACACTTGATTGGAATAGTTTATAGAAAGGAATGACGCCAGTATGACTAGCATCACCACGTCTAATCGGACTACCAATAGCACGAATCTTTCCAGCACCAATACCAATGCCTGCCTTTTGTGAAACATACTTAACAATAGCACTTGATGTTGCATTAATACTGTCTAGACTATCATCTGTTTCTATTAGAACGCAACTAGAAAACTGCCTTTGTGGAGTACGAACACCTGCCATAACTGGCGTGGGCAAACTAATATCAAAGTTACTAATCGCATCATAGTAATCTTTAACCCATTTCATACGTTCTTCTTTAGGATAGTCACCAAAAAGAACTAGGGAAATCATCATGTATGTAACTTGTGGTGTTTCATAAATATCACCAGTAACACGATTCTGTGCAAGATACTTGCCTCTGAATTGCTCCATACCTACATACGCAATGTTCTCATCTCTGTCATGCTTAATGTATGAATTAACTATATCAAGTTCTTCTTCTGTATATGAATTTGTTATCTCTGGATCATAATATCCAAGATCAATGTTCTTTGCAATAATGTCTTTTAAGTGCCAGGGTGTAAAACTATCATATACATTCTTACGAAGATGATAGTTAATTAGTCTACCTGCTACCCATTGGTATCCAGGAGTCTCTTCGCTGATTAAATCAGCGGCACTTTTAATTAAAGTTTCTTGAATGTCTGTTGACTTAATACCATCGTAGAATTGTAAATGACTTTTAATTTCTACTTCACTAGCACTAACACCTGTTATCCCTTCACATGCATAAAATACTACAGTATGCATTTTTTCTAAATCTAATTTTTCCTTAGAGCCATCTCGCTTGAGTACGCCAATTTCTTTTGTCATGTTAATTTACCTATTATGTTTTCTAACGTCTTCTATTTAATACCAGATGGCGGAAGTTTACTTGTGCTTTATTAAATCTTCTACGTTCCATGACTGTACTATTTCGCTATTATCTAGAACCTTAGTTGCGTCTTCTATTATACCATAAGTATAGTTTAATATGTACGTTTTGTCAACTAAAACAATCAATCCTAAGAAATGATCTGTTCTATCTTGTAGTAAACACAGTTCAGTCTGCTTCTCTAATAACTGTATAGAGTAAGCCATACCTAGTGCAATGGCGTTTTCATCAAACTCACCCTTGTGAATCAGTTCCCAAGGATCAGGCCAATCATTTGAATTATAGATATCTATAACCCTTGTACCTAATGGTGCCATTTTCCACCAGGTGATTACAGATTCTAATTGTTGTTCAGTACCTAAGGTACTGGTTTGTTTCCTAAACGACCTCCACTCACGTAGTCGGTCATCTGGAGATAACGTCCAGATATTCTTTGTCATTTTAGTTTATACTGATTTCCAGTTCTTAGTTATATAACTAAATGTTGTTGCATTTGTATCTGTTGCCGTGTATTGTAATGTCCATACTGCCGGAGAACCCGACCAAGCACCAGAGAATGTATGATCAAGTAGAGTAGTTGTACTAGATGTATGTTCGTCATTAATTGTAACGTTACCGGAGGCTCCGGCTATACCAATTCTAATTACGCCTTTTCTAACATGAGTCGTATGTTTTAATGTATATTCAATGTTTACACTATCATAACGTGTTGGATCAATAGTAATACCAGCACTAGTTGCCGATGCTTGTTGATTTAACGTACTGCTTAGTGGAACATCTAATCCAGCATCAGGACTTAATGTATATACTTCTGTGTTGTATGATAATACAACGGCACTAGCACTTGCTGGAGCAGGGCTAATCCTAACCACAGTACCATCACCTAATTTAGTAATTGAGGCTGGGTTAATTGCTGTACCATCTTCTGTAACTGCATAAGCTACTAATGGGTCAAAGTCTATACCAAAATCAAAATCGGTTGTTGTTCCATCGCCTGTTCGTGTAATTGTTTCGTTACCAATGAATAGTCGCTGGGCATCAGTTGCGTATCCCATTTCACCACTATCTAAGATAGGAAGATCAGCGAGTACGCCTTTCCTCAATTGAATTTTTGCTATAGTATCTGCCATTTGTTCATTCTCCGTATAATGTATTTAGCATCAAATACCATAGAACTGTTGTAAACGTTGAGCCCATTTTAGTTCCCATGTCTTAAATTCTTCAGCATTTGCTTCAAATAATTGCCACTGGCAATCACCACTACACAT